TTGGAACTGATATGGTGGTTCAAACGCCATCTACTCAAAGAGACACAATGAGTGGTTCTTTGATTGTAGCAGGAGCAGTAGTAGATGCTGATGCAGTAGATAGAGTGACTTTTGAAGACGGAGCTGAAAGAATTGGAGATTTTATTGAACTATCTTCTGATGGTTCTGTATGGATGCTATTCGGAAACGGAGCACAATCTTCTTCTATTACAGTAGGTGAACTATAATAATAATTAAATAAAAAGAAAATAAAATGGCAACAACTACTTCAATAACCACTACATATGCTGGCGAATTTGCAGGGAAATATATTTCTGCCGCTTTGCTTAGTGGATCGACATTAGCTAATGACTTGATTACCATCAAACCAAACGTAAAGTTTAAAGAGGTAATGAAGAAGGTGGCTACTGATGATATCGTAAAAAATGCGTCTTGTGATTTTGACGCAAGCTCTACGCTTACTTTAACAGAAAGAATTCTTCAACCAGAAGAGTTTCAAGTTAACTTACAATTGTGTAAGAAAGACTTTATTTCTGACTGGGAAGCTGTATCTATGGGTTATTCAGCTTATTCTGATTTACCAGCTAACTTCTCTGACTTTTTAATTGCTCACGTATCAGCTAAAGTAGCTGCTAGAATTGAGAATAATATCTGGGGTGGCACTAATGCAACTGCTGGTCAATTTGATGGTTTTAAAACGACACTTCTTGCTGATGCTGATGTTGTAGATGTAGGAGCTGGTGCAGCCGTAACTGCTGCAAACGTAATTGATAAGATGGGTCTTACAGTAGATGGAATTCCTTCAACTGTATATGGTGCTGATGACTTAGTAATATATGTTGCTCCTAATGTATATAGAGCCTACGTAAGAGCTCTTGGGGGCTTTTCTAGTCAAGTTGGAGCTGCTGGTACTGATTCTAAAGGAACTCAGTGGTTTAACGGAGGTGCATTAACTTTTGATGGCATCAATGTTGCACTTGCTAATGGTATGGCATCCAACACAATGGTAGCTGCCGAGAAATCTAACTTATTCTTTGGAACTGGTCTTCTATCAGATCAAAACGAAGTTAAAGTTATTGATATGGCTGATGTTGACGGAAGCCAGAATGTAAGAGTCGTTATGAGATTTACTGCTGGAATTCAACACGCAATTGGATCTGATATCGTTCTTTATTCTTAATAAATAAATTAACTAAAAGGGTGGGTGAGCCAACGTGCCTACCTGCCCTTTTTAATACTATAAAATATGGCTTGTGATTTAACATTGGGGCGCAAAGAGCCCTGTAAAGATTCCTTAGGTGGAATAAAAAACGTTTATTTTGTAGATTTTGGTAAATTAGGAACTGTTAGTTATGACTCAACTGACACAGATGTAATAGATAACTTAACTGGTAGTTCCATTGGTGGTACTGCTAATTCTTTAACTGCTTTTAAGTATGAAGTTAAAGGAGCTAGTAGTCTAGAGCAAACTGTAACAGCAAGCAGAGAAACTGGTACAACTTTCTATGAGCAAACCTTGAATATTACCCTAAAGAAGCTGACTAAAGCAGATCACAAAGAACTGAAATTGTTAGCTTATGGTAGACCTCACATTGCAGTAGAGGACTATAATGGTAATGTTATGATGATGGGACTTGAGCACGGTGCTGATGTTTCTGGAGGAACTATTGTAACTGGTACTGCTATGGGAGACTTAAGTGGTTATACTTTGACATTTACTGCGTCAGAGAAAAAACCAGCTAATTTCTTAGAATTAACAGAATTACCTACAGCAGTAGATTATCCATTCCCTGTTCAAGATTTCCCAGGATTATCTGGAACTATCACTATAACAGAAGGAACAAATACCTAATCTATTCTAGTTTTTTAATGAAGAGGGGTAACAGAAATGTTACCCTTTTTTTATATAAAACAAATAATGTCTTTTTTAGTTATATTAGTATGATACGTTTACTACCAAATACTAATGCTCAAACTATAAAGATAATGCCTAGGGTTTCTACGGCTCAAACAGGATTATCCTTAAAGATAACCGAAGATGGGACTAATAAATCTGAGACGTTAACAAATCTAAGTGGGTCTGTAAGTGGTAATTTCATAAGCTTGAATTGCACGTTTAGTATATTATCTGATAATAGTATTTATAATTATGAGATATTTAAAGGCACAACATTGCTTTATAGAGATAAAGCATATTGTACCGATTCGTATGTTGCTACATCTGTCTATACTATAAATGATGGACAATATACACAAAGCGATTCTGGTGACAGTAGTCAACAATATATAACAGTATGAAGAATTTGAAAGTAGTAAATCTTACCGGTTATGAAGTACCTAGAATAGTTGAGAAGACTAGAAATTCTTGGGTGGATTATGGTGAGGATAACAACTATTTCAGTCAATTAATAGAAAAATATTTAGGGAGTCCAACAAACAGTCGATGTATTAATGGTATATCGGATATGATATATGGTAGAGGCCTTGATGCTACTGACTCAAAAGAGAAGCCAAATATGTTTTCTCAAATGAAAAACATACTTCCTGCTAGAGACGTAAGGAAAATAGTAACAGACTATAAAATGCTTGGTCAAGCAGCTATTCAGGTAGTCTATAAGAACAGAAAAAAAGAGATAGCCGGCTTATATCACTTCCCAATGGAGACATTGCGTGCTGAAAAAGCTAAAAACGGTAAAATAGAAGCATATTATTATCATAGTGACTGGAAAAATATTAAACCTAGTGACAAACCTAAAAGGATTCCTACTTTTCGTAATGGTACAAGGTCTCAACGTATTGAATTGTATGTTATTAAGCCTTATAAGGCTGGTTTCTACTATTATTCACCTGTAGACTACCAGGGATGTCTTCAATATGCTACCCTAGAGGAAGAAGTTAGTAATTATCACCTATCAAACATACAGAATGGCCTTCAGCCAAGTATGTTAATCAATTTCAACAACGGAATACCCAATGAAGAGGTCCAAGAATTAATTGAACGCAAGATATATGATAAATTTAGTGGTACTAGCAACGCAGGACGGTTCATTTTAGCGTTTAATGATGGTTCAGAGAACCAATCTAACATAGACCCTATAAATCTACCAGATGCACACGCTCAATACGAGTTTTTAGCTAAAGAAAGCCGAGAAAAGATAATGATAGGGCACGGAGTGGTGTCTCCTATCCTTTTAGGTATAAAAGACAACACTGGGTTTGGAAATAATGCCGAAGAGCTTAGAACAGCGTCTATACTTATGGATAATATGGTAATTAGGCCATTTCAACAAATGCTGTTAGATGCATTCAAAGAATTGTTGCTTTTTAATAATATTTCTTTGGATTTATACTTTATTACCCTACAACCAATAGAATTTACAGAACTAGACAATATAGCAACAAAAATCAAGAGAGAAGAGGAGACAGGAGAAAAACTTTCTGCGGTAGAAGATGTCCAAGAAGAGGAGATCGTTCAGCAGGAGGCTTCTGAGGCCATCCTTGAGGCTGTTGTTGAAGAAAAACCTACTGAAGAAGATGAGTAAGGCATTATTTATAACAATGACGGAGTTAAAGCGGAAGTCTATCATAGACGGAGCTTTAGACACTGATAAATTAATTCAATTTGTTGAGGTAGCCCAGGATATTCATATACAGAATTTCTTAGGTACTAAATTATACGAAAAGATTCAATTGTTGATTACAGGAAATACTCTTGATAATGCCGGAAATGCTGCTTATAAAACGCTATTGAATAGCTATATAAAACCTATGCTAGTATGGTATAGTCAATACAGCTATATTCCTTTTGCTGCTTATCAAATCAGCAACGGAGGTATATTTAAACACACTAGTGAATCTAGCGAAACTTTAACAAAGAGTGAAATAGATTCATTAACTTCTAGGGCTAAAGATTTTGCTGATTTTTATGTCAACAGATTCTTTGATTTTATAGATGAAAAGAGCACTGATTATCCTGAGTACAATGCCGCTCAAGATACTGGTATGTATCCTGATAAAGATCCAACATATGGAGGATGGGTAATTTGATTAAAACATATCGACCTAAGGTTGAAAATATAGTAAAATTGAGTAACTATTTAAAAAAGATAAAAAAGTAATATGGCTAATTCTAATAACTGGGGAAAAATATATTGTTCTTCTTATTGGGGGGATGTTGATGACACAACAGATGCAATACCCATATTTTCAGCACCAGCTTGCTGGGCAGAAGATATATTAGAATTATCTGTTGATAGTACGTTATTTAAAGCAGATACAATAGAAGTAACAGCAGATCAAACATTAATATAAAAAAAACAAAATGGCAAAACAAGCAATAGGAGTAGGATCTTCGGCAGATGATGGAACTGGAGATGCCCTTAGAGATGCCTTTATAAAGGTAAACGCAAATGAAGCCGAGATCTATACTCTTTTTGGGAATGGTACTACACTCGGTATAACTGGAGACGCGACTGTTTCTGGTGGAGCATTAACAATAGCTAATGATTCTGTAGAACACGCAATGTTAGAGAATAGATATACTGCTATTGAAGTGGTTACTAACACAACTGGAGCAACTGCTATAAATTGGGGTAATGCTTCTGTATTTAAAATGAACGCAAGTTTAACAGGGGCAATAGAATTTGATTTCACAGGTTATAAAACAGGTCAGGTAATAAGTATCTATAATTTGACAGGTAGCCAGACAGTTACCTTAGATAGTGATGCAACAACAAGCGAAACCTTTAACAAAGTAGGAGGTGTGGATTACGCAGGTGGTTCAACAAATTTGTTACAAATAGAATGTGTAGATGATTCAGCAAATGCAGTATTTAATTATTCAGTGGCAGCTTATGTTTCTGATGCAACACCAAGTTAAAAATGAAAGCAAGACAAATAGACGGTAATATAGTAACATACAAAATACTTCCTGAGACTTGGGATGGTAAAAGCGGACACATTATAAACTTCAAAAATGCACCTACAGAGATATTAGAAACTGAAGGCTTTTATGATGTTGTTATGGCTTCATACGACCCATTAACACAGAACAGGAGTGGTATCGCTTGGGATGACAAAAAAAAGATATTCACTAATACTGTAACAGATATAGATTTTAATGTTGAGTATGATGTCTTAGATGAAGAAGGTAATCCAACAGGAGATAAAGAAAAGGCTTATAAGATAGCTGACATCAAAGCAATTAAAATTGAGCAGATTAAGAAAAAAGCAGGGGCATTATTAGAGCCTACAGATTGGCAAGTAATAAGAAAAGCAGAAAGAGGTATAGATATCACTACGGAGGTAGCTACAGAAAGAGCAAGTATTCTTACTGAAGCTGATAGATTAGAAGCTGAAGTAAATGCTAAGAAGTCTTATAAGACAGCTT